CAATTATATATTTTTATAAAATGTGAATATTTTGTTAATTGTGTAAAAAGACTTGACAGGGCTTGAATTATTTGATATAATCACTATGGGGGGATATGTATATTATCATTGTGTTTCTTATTTTGGCCGGTTAGCCGGCTAATTGAAAGGAGGTGTAATTATGCTTAGTAATAAAGTATACGATGTATTGAAATGGGTAGCTTTGGTATGTTTGCCAGCTTTAGCCACTTTCTATGCAGCAATTTCTGAAATTTGGGGACTGCCTTATGGTGTGCAGATTTGTGGAACTATTACTGCTGTTTCTACGTTGCTGGGCGCTTTACTTCAGGTTAGTTCAGCAAAATATGCTAATAAGGTTAGCCGGCTAACTAAAAAATGAAAGGAGATTCAGTATGGCACAGGTTCCGTTTGATAGGCTTTTGAACAGTGCTAAAATAGCTGAATATGTGACAGATAAAAGATTATCTGCTAAAAGCTATATGCGCTATATGGTCATCAGATTGCAGAAGATGTTTAAGTATCAAAATCTTCCGGAAACAATTCCTCATGAAATGCTTGAATACTATCTGCTTATGAATGGCACTTGTTTTGTAACAAAGGTTAATGATAAACTGTATGCATTTGTAGGAGGTTTTGGCGGCGAGCCGGATGTTTATTATCGTCCTACGAGATACACAGTAGCAAATCCTGCACTTAGGTATTCTTCATATAATGAAATAGATACCGATGCACCACCGGTTGATACTGATTTCACATATAAGGTTGGTGAAGATGGTGTTCTTGTTAGAAATGATTCTTTGTGGGTAGGTTTAGCTCCTTTGATGTCAAGATATGCGACGCTTATGGCTGAAAATGCTGTTACTGTTAGGTCAGCTGATATTATGCTTAGAGTTATTGCTATGTTGACAGCGCCTGATGATGCAACAAAAATTGCGGCCGAGGCATATTTGAAAAAATTGGAAAAGGGTGAACTTGGAGTAATTGCTGAAAATAGATTTTTCGATGGCGTAAAAATGCAATCTCCTCCTTCCAATAATGGTTCATATCTTACTCAGTTTATTGAGTTACAACAATATCTCAAAGGCTCTTTTTATAATGAGATAGGTCTTAATGCTAACTTTAATATGAAAAGAGAAGCAATAGGTAAAGGTGAATCTTCATTGAATGAAGATAGTCTATTACCTCTTTGTGAAGATATGTTAAAGTGTCGCAAAGAAGATATGGCGCGTATAAGTGATTTGTTCGGATTATCTCCTGCTATTTCTGTTGAGTTTGATTCAGCATGGCAAATGAATCTTGAACAAATGGAGAGTGAGCTTGCATCTATTAAAAATGATGCAGAACTTCAGAAAGCAGAGTTGGATAATTTGAAAAATTCAATTAGCCGGCTAACTGAATCTGAGAATGATGTTCAGGAAACTGATGAAGAAGTTGAGGAAGGAGGTAATATTGATGAGAGTGATGAATCCGTCGATGAAAGTAAAAACGATGATACCGATGGTTAATGGCTTATTTTCGCATATTCCCTATACATTTCCTCAGCAATTTGATATAACAAAACAGCAACTAGATATGCTTTTTGTATCAAATTATGGGATGAGAAATGTTTCTCCTATTGTTTTGTCTATACATGATGATGGTGAAACACAGTTAACAGATAGTGAACTAACTTCATTAGGCAGTTTAGTAGAAGCTTATTATAAGAATAAGTGGGATAGGCTCTCAGCTGTTGCCATAAAAGAGTATGACCCAATACATAACTATTCTGATGATTATCATGAAGAGCTTACAGAAAGTATTGAAGGTAATGATACTTTAACACATAATACTACAGTGTCTAATAATGAAACTGTAAATAATGATTCTGTGTTAACTGACGGTGGTACTGAGCGTAGAACTGAAACAAGTTCTGAACTGTCTACTGATGGCGGTACTGAAGTTAGGGAAACTGCAAGCTCTAAAACCGGTTCTGGTACAACAGCAGTTACAAAATCTGAAAGTCGTGAAACTGATGGTACAGTTACTCGTACAGATAACTTGGAAGAGACTGTTACTAAGGAAACAGATGATACCACTACCAGAACTGACAATTTGTCAGAATCGGTTAGCCGGCTAACAGATGATACAACTACTAGAACTGACAATTTGTCAGAGTCTGATACAAATTCAAATAATGCTAATATTTTTGGATTTAATTCAAGCTCTGCTGTTGGTGCTAATAGTAGTAACGGAAATACAACTAAAGCAAATACTGGTACGCAGACTTCTGTAGTTGATGGTCAAGAAGATACTACTAAGTCAAATACTGGTACTCAAACTTCGGTTCTTGCTGGATCTGAAAGTTCTATAAGAGCAAATACCGGTACACAAGCATCTGTAACAGATGAAACAATTGAAGTTACAGGGTCGGATAATACCACCCGTAGCGATACAGAATCTGGTACTGACAGGACAACCATTACTGGTGGTTTAACTGAAAGTACAACCGGTAGTAGAGAGAGCACCATTGTAGGTGGGCTCACACATACTACTGAAGATGAGCGTGTTACTGAGGGTACTAAGCGTACTACGGGTACTGAAGCTACAGATAAGAGCTCAGAAAGAACACGTAGCCGTGATTTTACACACCTTGGTAACATAGGGAATCTTACAACTCAGCAACTTATGAAAGAGGAAATCGAGTTGTGGCGCTGGAATTTTATTGAACAAGTTCTAAGTGATGTTAAAGATTTTCTCACAATTCCGGTTTATATGTAAGGAGGTGAGCAATTTGTATGAAAATCAAGTAAATGTCGTAAATGCGCAAGCAGACCAGCTTATTCAGCTTACAAATCAAGTGCAATCTTTGTGTATGAACATGAAGGTTGCTGTAGCTCAGGAGGGGGCCTCTGTTGATGTTTTGAAGGCGTATATCGCCTCGGCTGACATAGTAATGGAGTCCTTAGTTCCTCAGAAAAATTTGCTTCAGCAGGCACTTGATAAGTTGGCAGAGGAATTAAACAAGTGATTAGCCGGCTAACCGGTATTAAGAAAGTGAGGTATATTTATTATGGAAATGAATCAGGTTTATGAAATTGTCAATTCTTTGTCTCAGCAGTATCTCGGTTCTGAAGCTGTAACAGAAACTGAACTTACTAATGTTGTTGACATTGGTAATTCTGTTATGGACTTGAACCACCTGGACCACTATGTTCGCGACCTTATCGACCATATTGGCAAGGTTGTTTTTGTGAACCGCGCTTATCGCGGTAAGACACCTTCTCTGGTTATGGATGGGTGGGAATATGGTGCTGTTCTGGAAAAGATTACTTTTGACGAGTATCCGGAGGCACAGGAAAATGACAGCTGGAATCTTCAGGATGGGCAGTCCTATGACCCCAACATTTTCTATAAGCCTACTGTGTCAGCAAAGTTTTTCCAGAAGAGAAACACTTTTGATATTCCTATGTCCTTTGCTCAGCGTCAGATTAAGTCTGCTTTCTCTTCTGCTACTCAGCTGAATGCATTTTTCAGCATGATTGAAACTGTTATTCAGAATAGCATGACTATTAAGATGGACCAGCTTTCTGAAGCGGCTATCAATAATATGATTGCTGTTACTATTAAGGATAACAATGCAAATCGTGCTGTGAATCTTCTCAGCAGGTATAATGATGCCACCGGTAGCAGCCTTACTGCAGCAGCAGCGATTACTGACCCTGATTTTCTTAGATATGCTTCTTATATTATGAAGCTGTATTCTGAGCGTATTCAGCGTCTTAGTAAGCTTTTCAATGTTGGTGGTAAGGAGCGTTTCACTTCTTCTGACCGTCTTCATATGATTCTGCTTTCTGAGTTTGCAGCCGGTGCAGAAGCGTATCTTTACTCTGATACTTTCCATGACCAGTTTGTGCATCTTGCTAAGGCTGAAACGGTTCCTTACTGGCAGGGCTCTGGTACCGACTATGCGTTCTCTTCGACTTCCAAGATTCATATTGTTCCTAATACGGGCGCTGGAACTGAAACTGCTGTTGAGCAGTCTGGTATTCTTGGAGTCATGTTTGACAGGGATGCTGTTGGTGTTGCTAATCTTGACCGTAGAGTCACTAGCAACTGGAATGGCCGCGCAGAATTCTACAATAACTGGTACAAGTTTGATGCCGGGTATTTCAATGACCCGAATGAAAACTTCATTGTGTTCTACGTAGCATAATATAGTTAGCCGGCTAACTGGTGGGGTGGGGTTAACCCACCCCACTATTTGAATAAGGAGGTTATTATGGTATCTAATTTATATGGTAAGAAATGCAAGGTTTATACTGTACCCGCTTCAGTTGAAGTTGGAAATGAACCATCTGCCAGCGATATAATAAATCTTGTAATACCTAATTCTGTACCCGCATTTGACTTTAATTACGCAATTCCCGTTGTGCAAAATAGTTCCGCAAGTCCTGGTAATAGCTTCTTTCTTTTTGATAAGCCAACACTTCCAACATTACCTTCTGCTTTTAATGCTGAAACTGCTGCAAAGCTTGATGCATGGATTCCGAATTGGCAGTTAACATCTGTCTTTTATGCTATTTCTGATGGATATGAAGGTGCCGTAAATACTCAGGAGCCTTTAGCATTATTTGCCAATAAAATGGATATAACAAGCTATGTAGCTGATTCTTCTTGTCGAGCATTACTTATGCTATTTGATGACAAGTTTGCAATCTACTTTCCGTGTCCTGGTAGTAATGATTGGATTAAATCATCAAGTTTGTATGACTTAGTAAGCGGTAATAGGGACCCTGGAGGAAGCCCAATGGCTTTCATTCAATTTCGAAATAATAAGAGCTGTGCAACTTCTTTAGTTGTTAAGGAACAGCAGTCAGCATCTAATAATAGGATGTACCGCTATAACACGGCTAACTCAGCTAACGGAAATATGATGGATAGTGTTTACTATGGTAACGGCGGTTCGTTTTCAATGGATACTGATTTTATTAGGTACCTTGAAGAAAATTTTGTCCCCCCAGTTCCTACTGATGATGATGACCCTTATGGGCCTGGTGGCACTTCCGGCCCAGGTGGTGGTACTGGTACTTTTGATGGCTCAAGTGACCCCATTGATATTCCTGGTCTTCCAACACTTTCAGCTGTAGATACAGGATTTATAACATTATTCAATCCTACAATAGGGCAACTTAAAAATCTTGCAAACTATATGTGGAGTGATACATTCAGTCTTGATAATTTTAAGAAAATATTTGCTAATCCTATGGATGCAATATTAGGTCTTAGTATTGTACCAGTGGCTATCCCATCAGCAGGTGGTAGGCAGGTCACAGTTGGCAATATACCCACAGGTGTTCAGATGAATGTTGCAACTACTCAGTATGTATCAGTTGATTGCGGAACTCTAAATGTAGAGGAGTTTTGGGGAGCCTATCTTGACTATGACCCATATACTAAGTGCTCAATTTTTCTTCCATACATTGGAGTACACCCCCTTAAAACAGATGACGTAATGGGGAAATCGGTTCATGTAGTATATCATGTGGATATTTTGTCTGGTTCTTGTGTAGCATTTGTAAAATGCGGAGAATCAGTGCTCTATGAGTTTATAGGCCAACTTGCTTCTTCAATACCTATTACCGGTGATAACTTTACTAATGTAATCAATGGAGTCTTGAATATCGCAGGTTCTATTGGTACTATGGTTGCTACTGGTGGCTTCTCCGTTCCTGCTGGTATGGCCAAGAAAGGATTGTCAACGGCGTATCAGTTAGGGAATGAAGCAGGAATGCTAAGTTCAATGGCTCAAGATGTTATGGCCATGAAACCTGAAATAGAAAAGTCAGGAAGCCTTAGTGGCACAGGCGGTATGCTCGGTAATCAAAAGCCATATATGATTCTTGAACGCCCCAGGCAAGCTTTACCCGTAGGTTTTAATGGATATGCTGGATACCCCTCGCATATGACGGCTCAGCTCGGTTCACTTTCTGGCTATACTGAAGTTGAGCATATTCATCTTGAAAATATCCCTTGTACTATGAAAGAAGCTGATGAAATTATGGCATTTTTGGAGAATGGAGTGATATTATAATGGCATTCAATATTGAATTGTATGTGAACTATTCAGAAAATAATCGCCTTAGGAAATCAATTAGCCGGCTAACAACATTTAGTGGTGAGCTTCGTTCGGAGTGCTCAATCATTGACCCTATCATCACATTTGAAGGCGATTTAACTCAGTTTGCCGGCTCTAATTATCTATATATCCCTGCATATAAAAGATATTATTTCATAACTAACATTCGTTCAATTCGCACTGGTTTAGTAGAAGTTACAGCCCACGTTGATGTTCTAATGAGTTTTGCAGATGCGATTTTATCAAACACTGGTGTTATTAAGAGAAATGCAAATAGCTGGAATCTATATTTGAATGATGGTAGTCTTCAATGCTATCAGAATCCTTTGATTCTAACAAAGGCATTTCCTTCAGGATTTGATACTATGGAATTTGTTCTTGCTGTGGCAGGAGATAGTCAAGTTGGTTAATGCAATTAGCCGGCTAATCGAAATCGGGATAAACTCGAAATCGGTTAGCCGGCTAATTATGTTGGATAGGCGCGAGGCGTGTAGGGGTCATATGGGAACATACACGGGACATACACGGGACGGCGGGGACGAAGTTACAATATTCTACATTGATTGTTGGCAATACCTAAGATAGTTGCGAACAACCTCCCCCACTTCGTTATCTTGATAGAATACCTTATCATCACGAAAATATGAAGCAAGTTTGCGGCACGTTTCATTCGTAGGTTTACGCAAATTGCGGAACCAGTTAGGACGGGGGTCGTACTTATCAGAGAATATAATATCTTTATCCTCATTCTGCAGTTCAGTAGTTTTTTCATGAATGAATGTGAAATGACAATCTGGAAGAGATATTACTTCACATTGCAATAAAGCATCGTCGAATTGGATGAAGTAGGTAAATATGATGTCTTTCTTTTTATACTTGCGAGGGCAATGAGGATACATATCAATTTCCCAAACACCCCCGGTAATCATAGCAAGAGATGGGTTATCAAATGCGAAATACTTATCACTTGCTTTTCCTTTTTTTGCAGACTGCTTACAATATTCAACTGCTACTTTAAGAGATGATGTACCATAAGTGTAAACATCAATAGCCCCCTGCTCCATTTCTGTTATGTGCTTTAATCCCATCTCTTTGAAATATGGGCAATACTTATTAACTGTATTACCAAGCATAAAAATCTTAACATCTGGACGGTGGCGGATGATGGTTGAAAGAACATTCATGAAAAGAACAAACTCGTTCTGCAAATAGTATTGACGAGTAAGAAATTCGTCAAAGATGACGGTGGTTACATCAGGGTACGATGCAGATTTATCATGCTCTTGGTCGCTAATTGCAAAGCCGTAGCAGAAGGGGTCATCCTGCCAGACTAATTTATCTAAGTCATCATCATGCTTAGCAAGATACCAGCGACCAGAATATTGGCGAACGGTAGTATACTCACCCCCTGTTATAGATTCGATAACTCCGGCACTGGTGAGAGCCGCAAATAAAGCATCACCGCGCTTGCCACGGAAGTCTTCTTTCCATCTACGGATATAAGCCATCTTTTTACCCTTTTCCCACCATTGGCGAACTCCGTACTCCAATGCTGCAAATGTTTTACCATTGGAACGTTCACCAATAATGAGATTATAGTCTGCATTCTGCGCCAAAATAGGCTCAAGAGAATAATATTGCATTAAATCACCTCATTTGCTAAAACCGGTTAGCCGGCTAATCAATAGTAAACTTCCTGAATACCATCAATAAATTTGAGGTAATCATAAAGTTGAGACATAAAATATTGCTGGGGCTCCATGTAGATTGCAGAACCCTCCTCAACAATTTTGGGCATTCCAAGATAGTCTGTAAGAATTGCTCTGATAGGACGGTCAATATATGTTAATGTCATTTTACCTGTATGACCTGCCGGAACATATAACCCGTCCCCAAAGTATCCAAAGATAGGAAGATAGTTAAGGTTGAGGGAAATTAACTTTTCCATTGCTTCAGAATCGCCGGAGTATGCTTTTTGAGCAAGACTAAGAACATCAACATCTTCAGGAGCACCAGTCGCATACTTCCAAATTAAATACGGAAGAGCATTTTTCTTGTTAATGCCTGCAACTGTCATACCAAGAGAATTATCAGGGTTGACATAGAGGTAACGCTTTGCTCCTACTGTCTTAAAGATTTTATATCCATCCTCAATTTCCCATACCCCTATTAACTTTTCCTCACCTTTTTTATTTTTAGGGCGGCACTTATTAAAGGGAATGTTATAATGGTTGCACATACGGAGCAGGTTATCAAAGACTTTATCGTTGTAACGCTTGAAATAATCCATGTGGTCTTGGAAATTGATGGCTTTGATAGAATCGGTGTCACTATAAATATAGTCTTCACCAAATTCATAGATAGCACTGAACAGGTTATGCCTTGCATGAGCAGTTACCCATACTCCCCAGCCATAATAAAGGAAACGATTAAAGTTTGTGTTATAACTGGTTAGCTGGCTAACCACATCTGCTTCGAGTTTTGCCCACCCCTTGGCATTGTCATAGACAAATTCATCACGGATGATTGCAGTAACCATCATGCCAAAAGCAGCGTTAATCATGTTTTTACTGACAAGATACTCTACTTCTTTACCGGCAATACCTTTAAGAGTAGTTTTATCTTCATACAATTTAAGCACAGCAAGAATAAGTGCTTTAGGAAGATAACCCCTCCGGTAGATGCGCAAGTTGGATACTTTAATTGAAGACCATGAATAAAACTTGCAAACCGTTTCAAAATCAAGCTCTGTAAGGGTGGTTACACATGAAGAAGCAGATACCAAACGACCATTGTTGACCTGCTTATCATTACTGCACCAGCAGCGAGATTCTGAAAGGGGGTTCTCAAATTCCACCCGGGGGACTAAGTTTGTAAACTCTACATCAAACAAACAGCAATACTTATTCAGATAATGCTTCAATACTTCAATGTCAGAAATTGTGCCAATGAACTCACCTTTAGTTACAGGGAAATACTGAGCTACAATAGTGTATGGATAGCTACTTGTCAAATCTGCACTTCCCACATCATACATGATTTGACCTGAATATAGAGCACTTGCATGAGTAAACCCTCCCATAAATGCCCGCTTCATTTGGTCATACTCATCTTTGGATTGAACTTGCAGAGACTTCATAATAGCCGCATAGCCCATCTTAATCTTCTTTCGCTCTTTTTCATCCAGTGGCGAAGTACCCTCATAGAAGCATTCTTCTCTACAATAATTACGGACATAACCTGTATTGGTAAGTGGAATCTTTGTAATGTCGCCATCCTGCTCAATTTTTTCCTGAATGTATGACATTACAACTTTTACATCGTTAATGCAGTATGCCAACTCTGCATCGGTAAGCGGCGTTGAACTATGACGAGGCTTGCTATAATCCAAATTGCCGACTAACTTTTTCACGGGGTATTTGTGGAGAAGGTTATCACCAATATATGCAAGAGCATAGTTACTAAGGAATAACGAGCATCTAAATTCAAGCCCTCCGCATATCGCATATACGGGTCTACGTTGTTTAATGGCGAAAACTTTATCCCATTCAAAATATGTCCTCATGAATTGAAATTCATATCCTAAGTTGTGAACATAGATTATAAGATGCCTGCGGCTGCTAAGCTCAAGATAATCAACAAGATGTTCCAGAAAGTTTCCGAATTCCTCCCAGGTACGCCCATAAATTACTGAGCCATTAAGTCCAAACTGCCAGATATACATTGTCGCACATCTGATAGGATTACCATTTTCATCCTCACCATCATTCCATGATGTGGTTTCAATATCAAAGGAAGAAGGAATGTTGAAGTATTCAATAGACCCCTCTTTTACTATTTCTACTTCTCGACTCTCAATCGCCTCTTTGAAGAAATCAGTTAGCCGGCTAACCGGAAACACATTTCCATAATATCCTTCCCAGCTCATTAAAAATACCTCCTATCAATAAAATCATTCCATGAACCAATGATAGCGTCTGCATCTGACAAACTAAAGTTTATACCCTCCAGTTCTTTCAAATACTCATCCATCCATGTCTCAAGCAAGTCACGTCCATAAAGTTGCCCATCCATGCCGCGAGCTTCCATATCATAGATAGCTATGATAAGATTTTCTGAACCATATACACCGTCACCACCTTGTCTACCAATTACAGATGCATAACTTTCTTCAAGTCGGCGATAAGCGGCAAATGCCCTTGATGCTACATCAGGGTCAATAGAAGAACGGATTAAATTTCCATTATCATCTACTACATCATGGAGGTTGAATCTTTTACCCCCCTCTTTATACTGCCCACCGAATTGCCCACGGTACAACTCAGCTGAAAGCATGGCGGATTCCAAAAACGCCTTATCATTTGACTCCCCCGCATCGTTAAGAAATGTTCTTACTTGCGTCATTACAGCTCTAAGTTCATTAGGGTCTGTAATTGAATCTATGTTGAACAGCTTGCCCTCATCTTCTCCTTGAAACCTGTTAAGCTCCACTGTTGTTATACCTTGACTGTGTAGCTCCTGAATACGGTAGTTTGCTTTATCAATTACAGGCTGTAAACGCTTTTTCCAGTCAGCAAACTCTTCATCGGTTAGCCGGCTAACCGGTAAAACTTCTTTGCGTTGATTACGCTTTGCCGCCTTTTCAGCTTTCTGCCGTGCAACTACTTCTGAATGCTTTTTCTTCCGAGAGGATTTCCTGCCAGATTTTGCTGAGGATTGAGTATTTTGCTTCGCCAAATTCTCTAACTTTCTTTGTTTTTTCGATTTCTTTGCCATTTTCTACACCCCTCCTGCACACAGTATGATAGAAGATATACACTTTGCTTTTGCCAAGCGGACGAACTACAAATTCTAAATCATCATCGTTATAAATTTCATGACCACAAATTGGACACGTTCTTGCTTTACTAAGCCTTACTTGCTGATAACGTGTTAAATCATTCCGCTTCATAAGACCCTCCTCCTTTTTTAAACTATAATCCAATTAGCCGGCTAACTGAAGAAATCCAGTTAGCCGGCTAACCGGTTTTGCATTAGCCGCCGAAATCCTCAGAAGCGATGTCGGCAGGGTTCACATCAGCCCAGCGGATGCTATAGCAGGTCTTATCATACCTCTTCTGCTCGTAAGAGTAGATAGTAAAGCCTACATAACCATCATTGATTGCCTTGACTGCCTTTTCATCGTTGAGAATTTCTCTGCACACATCACACAGATGGGCAGGAAGATTGACATAGCAGGAATCGGTAGCAATTACCGGACGGTCATCAAATTTACCGCGGGTGTTGATATAGATGCCACAAACCGGGTAAACTTTGGTTTCATCACCGTCGAAAAGGTCTTCGAGATTGACGTACTCAAAATTGCTGGTATCAATATCGAACTTGCGCTCCACGTTGTACTTCTTGGAAAAATTAAACTTGTAAGCCATTTTTATAGCCCTCCTATTAAAATTTGTTATATCGGTTAGCCGGCTAATCAAAATTAAAATCAGGCACATTTTTGATAACCCCTGGAGTATTTTACACCATTTTGCATTTTCCAGTTAGCCGGCTAATTGACTTCATAAAATATGTTGGAAACGCCAACTTCGCTAAGTCGGTTAGCCGGCTAATCAAATTACCAAAATTTGCCAAAATTGAAAAACCAATTAGCTGGCTAATCAATTTTGAAAAAATGAACTTTAGCGCATTAAAGTGCTACACTGTAACAGTTTAACACATTAGCACTTTAGCGTATGAAAGTACGCTTTACCACTTTAGCACATTAAAGTAGTACACTGTAACAGTTTAACATATTAGCACTTTAGCGTATGAAAGTGAGTGGGTCTAATGCAAAGGGGATTTCTCCCCTTTGCATTATGTCAACTGCAGCTTATTTAATCATAGCCCTCGCAATAGCCCTCAATTCCTCGATATTTTCGGCGGCGTTGCTATCGGCGGCGAATTTCTCAAAGATAGCGGAAAGGATTTCGAGGGCGTTCAATGCGTTTCCGGCGGCGGCATCCGGCGTCATATCGTTAAGTCTGTCAATGATAGAAACGGCATCCACACTGTCCTTGCTGTCCTTGCTGTCCTTGCTGTCCTTGCTGTCCTTGCTGTCCTTGCTGTCCTTGCTGTCCTTGCTGTCAGCGTCTGCACTGTCTGCATTTTCGGGCAAGGCTTTATTTGCTTCCTTAAGGGCAAGGCGGATTTTGTTTTTACTCATACCGTCAGCCAATACACCAGTGCTATACCAATTAGCGATCTTGCTAAGGTCCACACCGTCTTTACCATCGTTAGCAGGTGCAAGCAATTCAATCATAGCACTGATGGAAATAGTAGACGGGAGAACGGGAACAGGGCGGTAACTATCATCAATCATATACTTGCCAATGCGGATGTACTGGTTTACAGTGGTGGACTTGTAGCCAAACATAGTCGCGCCAAAGTCTGCCACATCGTTAAAGCCCATTTTCACGATTTCATCGGCGTGACTGTCAAGGCGGGCGAACTCTTTACAGATAACATAGCCCATAATGGATTGCCCATACTGGGCAGCGTTGATACGCTCGATTGACTTGATGATTTCCGGATTGTTCACGGCAACCTGTCCGCGCTTGCCTTTGGGAATTGCAAAGGTGTATTCCTTTTTAACGATGCTTGTCTTGTCATCAATGACAAGATAGGCATTTTCGGGCAAGCTGTCACTTTCGATGGTGTGCATAACACTGGAAAGGGCGTTCTCATTGGAAACGACTTCAATATTCTTTTCTTCCTTTTTCATGGTAAATACTCCTTTTCTATGATATTTCAGTTAGCCGGCTAACTTCCTTTTCATTCTCTGCACCAGTTAGCCGGCTAACTGGTGCTAACTTGCCAAAGGGTATACTAACCCCTTGTTTTGGCTAATATACCCAAAATGGGTATACTATACCCGTACACGGGGGGTGCTATGCACCCAGAACCCAGGCCCTCCTCCCACCTGAGCTACGCTTAGTATAAAGGCAAAATATGAACTCCGTATGAACAAATTATGAACAAATAGTAAACGATACATGAACAAATAATGAACAAAATGTGAATGAATAAATATACAAATATATTGAATATTCAGTATATGAATAATTATTCACTTTAATGATTT